TGGAAAAATGCGCTTTAAGTTTCCTGGTTGCCGTCGATCTCTGGGCCTCAGTCTGGATGACGGCTTTTACTCTCTGAGGTGACGCGGTCAAATGGCCGGAATCTAAGGGCGGTGCACTGAAAAGCCTTTAGCTGGTTCACGCTCCAGTCAAAAGCGTCCATTTCCGTGGCCTTCTCTTAACCGGGAGAGTCACAAGCCCGCATCGATCGTTCGTAGCTTTCGATGCGGGCGCCATTCCGAGGCGAATGCCAGAGAGACTACATCGGCTTATGGATGTCTCTCCATTCCACGTCGCCTCAACACAGGTAGGCTCCGGCCCCTAGCAAAAGGATTGAGTTCCTTCGCTATGCCAGCGCGTGAAACATGACACGGTGCATCAAGTGGAGTGGCCACAAAGCTTGATGTGGAGCCATCAATTCGCCGAAAGGCCAGAGATCGGGAAGCGGCGCTGAAAGCAGAAGCGCTGATGGGCAGTAAGCGGATACCGGCCTAGCTGCCACGTAAGTGCGGGGCGTCTACCGGGCATATGAACCGGGTCAACAGTCCTCTCGGGTCCTCAAGCCGGGGTAGCGTCCGGCCTTCCCGACATTCACCCGGCCCAGTTCTCTGAGGCGGGGTTTCCATTCCAGGAAAAACGTCCAGCCGGTGAGCACCCGGTCGTTAGCTATCTGGCCCCGAATAGTGGACGAATCGGGGCATCTCCTTCCGGGAAACAAGCGAGAAAGCTCATGCCGAGAAAAGACGGCCACCTGACCAACCAGGAGATGGGCGCAGCGCTTCGCAAATTAGCTGAAGAGCAGCAGGCGTATGATCACGCTGTCAAGACTGGCGAGATCAAGCTAACGCCGCTCAATTCAACGCCAGCGAAGCGCCTCGACTGACATGACCTTCTGGCAACGCTACGCCCGCGGAATAATCTGGCTCACCATCGTTATAGCCGCTTTCGCTCTGGCGTTTTGGCTGTCTGGGTGCCAGTCGGTCGAATACCAACCTCCTGGCCACGATTTGTGGCTCGCAGTGCCCTGAATTGCAACCTGGCAGGTTGTAGGGTGGCCGCTAAAATGGTCTCGGCCACGGGGCTTATACCAATCGGAGATTGAAATGACGCTTGGTGTCGTTCTTCTCATCCTCCTGATTTTGGCGCTCGCCGGCTGCTTCCACTTCCGTTCAGGCCCTTGGCCTTCAGGCGGGATTGGGGTGGTGATCGTTGTGCTGCTTATCCTCATCCTTCTCGGCAAAGTCTAAAGGCAGGTGCCCAATGGCTGCAGTTGATCTCGCGAACAAGTCAAACAACGTCGTAGACCCGGCCGGCAACTTCGCCGCCATCACGCCGCATGCTTCCACTGAACTGTTGTTCAAGACGCGTGCTGTCTACGTCGGCGGCGCCGGCAATGTCGTTGCTGTCAGTGCTGATGGAACGGAGGTGACGTTCACTGGCGTCCTGGCTGGAACTATCCTTCCGATCCGCACGGTTCGCATCGATGACAGTTCGACGGCCACAAGCATGGTGGCTCTCTGGTAATGCCTGCCCGCACCACAAAAATCAGGCATGATGAGCAGACGCGCGCCAAGATCCAAGCGGCGCAGATCATCAACAGAATGCAGTCTTGCGTGATGGGTGAAATCGTCCTCGATGCCCAACAAGTCAGTTGCGCAAAGACTTTGCTGAACAAAGTGTTGCCTGACCTTTCATCCGTGGCGATGGAATCGAGCGTTACCCACGAAGTCGGCAACAGCGTGCAGAAACTCATGGACGCGGTAAATGGGCGAACCCGCTCTAAGTAAGGAGCTGATCGACCAGTGGTCTGATCGGCGCTGGCGCCTCAACCATCTCTACTTCATCGAAGACAAGCGCGGCAATGTCGTGCTGTTCCAGTTGAACGAAGCGCAGTCGAAACTTCTCGACGATCTTCATTACCTGAACATCATCCTGAAAGCCCGCCAGATGGGCTTCTCGACGTTCATCCTGATCCTGGCGCTGGACTGCTGCATCTTCAACGATCATTTCGCGGCTGGCCTTGTGGCTGACACGATCGACAACGCGAAGAACCTGCTGAAGCGCATCCGGTTCGCCTACCAGCGCATGCCAGAGGAAATCAAGGCCGTCGTCCCGATCAAGACGGACAACGCATATGAGATCGAGTTTGGTAACGGCTCGGGCGTCGAGGTCGGCGTATCGCTTCGATCTGGAACGAAGAACCTCGTCCACATCTCGGAATATGGGAAGATCTGCGCCAAGCATCCCGACAAGGCGAAGGAAATCAAGTCTGGCACGCTGAACACCATCGCCTCTCAGCAGCTCGTGTTCATCGAGAGCACAGCAGAGGGCCAGGCCGGCGACTTCTACGCCAAGACAGAGCAGGCAAGGGCGCTGCTCGACAAGGGCAGGGAGCTAGGCGAACTCGAATACCGATTCCACTTCTTCGCATGGTGGCAGGATGCCACGTATCGGGTGTCTGAACCGCATCTGCTCACGGCCGAGAACCTGAAGTATTTCGAATCGCTTGAGGCCGAGCATGGCATCATCCTCACGGATGAGCAGAAGTGGTGGTACGCGGCCAAGAGCGTCGAGCAGGGCGAAGACATGTGGAAGGAATACCCATCCACCCCTGACGAGGCGTTCAAGGCCGCCAAGGAAGGCGCTTACTTCGGCAAGGATATGCGGGCGCTGCGTCAGCGCGGCAAGATCGGCGCCTTTCCGTATGTGCCTGGGATCCCAGTCAACACCTTCTGGGATTTCGGTCTCGGCGATACGCAAACGATATGGCTGCATCAGGTCGTGGCTGGCGAACATCGCTTCATCGGCTATTTCGAAGACAGCGGCATGGGGTTGGGCCACTACTTCAACTGGTTGGATAAATGGGCTGCACAGCGCAACGCACGCTGGGGCGTTCACTACGGCCCGCATGATATCGATCACCGCCGGCAGACGGCAACAAGCGGCAAGGCGGAGACGATCAAGACGATGGCGGCCGGTCTTGGCTTCAACTTCGTCACGGTCGAGCGCAACCCGGACAAGATCAACTCAATTCACGGCGTCCGCATGAAACTGCCATCGTGCTGCTTCGATGAGGCCGGGTGCTCGGTCGGGGTTATCCATCTCGAGAACTACAGCCGCGATTGGGATGAAAAGCTCGGCGTCTGGCGCAGCCACCCGCGGCACGACGAGCATTCGCATGGCGCCGATGGGTTCATGACATTCACGGATGGTTATGTGCCCCAAGTTGAAATCGTCCTGCCTGTCAGCAGATCGAAGGGAATAGTCTGAATGGCGGCACGGCGCGCAAAGAAGATTGATGAGGTCGATCTCAAGGCCCTCATCGCTTCCGAGATCAACGATGCAGAAGTGTTCATGTCCACGGAAGTCGTGGAAGAACGCGTTCGCGCCATCAACTATTACAACGGCGAAATGCCGGATACGCCGCATCAGGTGGGATGGAGCCAGTTCAAGAGCCGCGATGTTGCGGACGTCATTGGCTGGGTTCTTCCCGGCATCATCCGGGTATTCACAGCATCCGATCGGATTGTCGACTACGAGCCCACGAAACCAGGTGACGAGGAATTCACCGATCAGGCGTCTGACTATGCCAATTACGTCTTCTGGAAGGACAACGACGGCTACCGCGTGATGTGGGATGCCACGCACGACAGCCTTCTGCAGGCTGACGGCATCGTCAAGACCTATTGGGACGACAGCGAGGAATGTGAATACTCTGTTCACAGTGGACTTGATGACCAAGCTTTGGCGCTGCTGCTGGAAGACCCCGACGTCGAGATTGTCTCGCAGAAGGAAGCCGACCCCTTCCAGGATATCGACCCGCAGACCGGACAGCCGATTATCATTCCGCTCTATGACGTCAAGATCAAGCGCGTCACCTCCAAGGGCCGGCTGGTCATCGAGACGGTCGAACCCGAGAACTTCCTGAAGGACCGCGAGTCCATCACGATCGAGGAATCGCGCTTCGCCGCTCATCGTGACCCGCATGTCACGCGCTCCAAGCTCATTGAGATGGGCTTTGACAAGGAGATCGTGGAAAGCCTGCCGCGCTATAACTTCTCATCGTCGAGGCTATCGCCCGAGGCCAACGCCCGTGACCCGTATCAGTTCGGCAATGCCAACGGCGACCCGTCCATGGATCGCATCGAGCTATACGAATGCTATATCAAGGCCGACGTGAATGGCGACGGGATCGCGGAAACCATACTGGCTTATTATGCTGGCGCTTCTGGTGCTGGCGAACTACTTGATTGGGAAGTGTGGGACGACGACCTCCCATTTACTCAGATTCCTTGCGAGCCTGTGCCGCATCGCTTCACATCGCGCTCTCTGGCTGGCGACGTCATGGACGTCCAGCAGATCAAGACGTCGGTAGGGCGACAGCTTCTCAACAACGCCTACCAGGTCAACAACCCGCAGAAGGACATTGAGGCCGGCAGCGTCATCAACATGGACGAGCTGGTCAACCCGACAGTCGGCGGCGTGGTTATCCGCAAGCAGGGCTCGCAGCCGATCAACTACACGGTCACGCCGTCGATCCTGCAGGATGCGCTTGCCAC